TACTCATTATAGTCAAAAAGTATTTAGAAAATTAAAATTTAATAGGTACACAAATACACAAAAATCTGAAAGTAAAATGATAAAAAACTTTAAAAATAAATTTGGAATGCCGGAAGAGTGTACAGTTATATTGGGAGATTATGATAAAGGAGATGGACACATGAAAGGAAAGGAACCAATAATTAACAAAAGAATAAGAAAAATATTTAAAAATAATGGATATGAAGTGTATATGATAAATGAATTTAAAACATCAAAATTATGTAATAAATGTGAAGAAGAGTGTTCACCATTTCTCAAAAGAAAATCAGAGAATCCAAAACAAAAAGACAAAGAAACAGGAGAACAAAAAGTAAAAGAGGTATGGGGATTGACCTTGTGTTCCAACAAGAAATGTAAGTTAATCCACAACCGTGATACAAATGCAGGTCTAAATATGTATAAAATAACAGAAAATATATATAAAGGATTAGGAAGACCGGAAAAATATAAAAGAAAATCATTACTGTTGAACGACAGTAACTAACCAAATTTTTACATCTATAATATTGAAATGTCGTTATTTTTTTTAATTAAAAAATCGGCATTTTAAATTTCCAAAGGTGTAAAACGGAAATCATGATTAAAAGTAATACTTTAAGTTATGTTCTAAATTAAAATCTGGTAAAATCTTGTCAAATTTTATCAACAAATCAAACTCTGTCTCCAATGGTTTATCAAATTTTTTATTTAGAGTATAATACGCGACTTTTTTTATTAACTCAGCGCCATACCAGTACATTCTCATATAGTTCAAATGCATTGCTCTTTCAATATCGTAGTCAAAAAATATTCCAATTTTAAAGTGTGAGTTATAAATTTTAAAAAGTTCATTTCTGCTTTTAAGGGTAGTATTTGTATTATCGTCTATAATGTAGTTGATATTGGAATTATTTTTAATAACTAAGTTATCGTTAATAATTTTACCCTTCACATCATCTTTATTAAAATATTTAAAGTTTGGATTAGAGTTTAATAAAAATTTTCTCATAAAAGATTTACCACACCCAGGAAATCCAACCATGACAACTAAAACTTTATCTTTATTAAAACAATTAAAAATTAGTTCCGTCATTTTATTAAACTCGATTTTAGAATAATATTCTAGTTCTGGATACGTAATACTTGCAACTTGTTTTGATATTTTTATATTAAAAAACTTTTCCGGCGTACTGAATTTAAATCCACAATTATAAGCAAATTTTAAATCCGTATCAGAAAAATCACCTTGTCTACCACATGCATCGCCAACATAAATTATTTGATTATTAGAGTGTATATTAAAACCTTTTAAATATGTATCTTTAATATATTGCCATGAACCAATCATTGGTTTTCTATATCTGTCATCTTTCAAAGAGGCAAAAATAAAATGGAAATTAATATGTTTCATAATATTTTTTAATTTTGTTTGCCATTCGTTTAATTTATCATTAGACTTAATACCTTTTTGATTAGAAATCACTCCAACAATAGTTTTATCTAATCCAGCAAATTTTTCCACGACATTGTCATAGTTAAATACCCAATCATCTGAGTCAACAGGATGAGTTTTTCCGGATTTAGTTTTTACAATTGTACCATCCAAATCAAACATAACAATATTTTTCCAATCTTCAAATTTTAGAAAGGAAATATTATCGTAAAAAGTGAAATTGTCAGCATTAACCCATTTTCCTACGTTTTTATTGTTCATTATAATAATTATACTAATTTATTGTTTAAATAATAATTGTTTAAATAATAATAGTTATGTTGTTTATTTCAATATTTTATTATAGAAATATAAAATATAAATGAACAATAAATTTCAAGCACGTTCAGATAGGAGAAATAATTCTATAGAAAATTTCAATTTGAATAGAGGTATGGATGTCTTTACTAAAAATGAAAAAACGTATGAAGTTTTAAATGATAGAGATATGTTTAATCATTTTTCAAATGGGTACGAGCAAATTGATATGACAAATGTAAAACCTAACGAAAATTCACATGGAATGCCGTTATTTAATCCTCAAATATTAAACAACAAAAAAAATTTAATAAATAATCCTTATATTCAGGAATCAAATGACCAAACGCATTTTCGTGCATTAAATACTACTTCAAACTCTGGTTCTAGTATGTATGCATCATTTGGAAATGGCGAAGATGACAATGCGTCAAATAATTCAGAAGGTGGAGGTTTTTCCGTGGGAAAGTTTAGTGGTTTTGATAAAATAGATAGTGGGACAAAACTATCGAAGACAAATAATTCTAATTTAATGGAAAATGCCATAACGAATTCCTTAGACACAATAGAAAAAGGTGTTATTATATATGAACACACATTAAACATTGGAAAAGAAAAAAGTTTTATGATGGATATTAATTCTCCATTTGCAATTGCGTTTTTGTGGAAATCCTTAATATTGCTGAGTAAAAATCCGTCAACCGACAAACTGTTAAAATTGTTACAAATTAAAAAGAAGGATGAAACTATTAATGACATGAAATATTATTCTGATGTGTTTAGTGACATGGGAGAAATAGAATATGTAATACCATACAGTGCGGGTATGATAAATTCAAATTTTACTAAAAAGTTAGAGGATATATATAAAATTAAAGTAAAAAGTGTGGAAAAAACAAATAGTTATGATAACACATCCGCAGATAATGCGTTAGTTACCTTAAATTTTAAATTTGAGTTAAAAATTCCATTTTATTATCAGCCGGAAATTGTTATAGATTATCTGCTGGACTTTAATACAAACAAAATAAAATTTATAAAAATGAAAAATGTTCCTTGTGCGTTAGATGTTGATAGACAACTTGATACTGTAAATACAGAAATTCCAATTGGCGATAATATGATTTTAGGGTTCATGTATAATTTATCAAGAAAAAATGTGTCTGATCCAGAATTATTATACAACAAAATTAATCAAAAAAGAGAGATTAACAAAGTTGTAAAAGAGTTGTTTATTCCTAAAATAAACAGAAATAAAAAAATAAATTACGGAAAAAAATTTGCAAATGATTTAAAACAAATTCATTTGGGTGAAATTATATATGGAAATATGTATGACATTGAAATAATTTCAAATATGGAACTAGAGATAACGGTTGATAAGAATACTTCAAATAACAAATATCAAATTGTTTCAAATATTGACGAAATAAAAATTAACCACAGATGTTTTTTCTATATAAAAAATTCAAGTATTGAAAATAGAATTTTGTTTAGCGGTATAATAGAATATTAATCAACAATATTAATTGATATAAAATGAGTATTAAGCATAAAAAAAATATCTAGTTATAAAATATATATATTAATGAATAATTTTAGCGATCAAGATATTGAAATTTTTTTAAAATCTTACGAAAATAATTTGCTGGAAGGTATTGCCCCCAATCCTAAAATTCCAGTCTGGGTTGAATATTTAAAAACAAAGAAATATTATAGAAAAAATGGCATGGATGAAGACTTTTTTTTTAACAAACGTTTTAATATGACTAACGAAGATTTAATAAATTTACAAAAAATAATAAACAGAGTTGTACAAGGGAAAAAAATAAATAAAATGAATAGGTCTAATGTCCAGTCAAATATTCTATCTAATCCCGTACTGGATAACTCAAATCCGGGCATGTTTTCTGCATTTGATAAGTCAGATACTAATACATTTTCTGGATTTGATGAGACACAGGAAATAACTGATCGAGATGCAAATAAATTTGAATTATTATCTCAAGTTTCTGGTGCGATGGATGATTACTATAGCAAAATGAAAAAAGCAAAAGATAAAAAATTATCGTGGAAAAATGGTAATAAAGATTATAGATATCAAAGGGAATTAGACAAATCTTCCGTCCCAAATAATAACATGAATGACAACAGTAACGCTAATAATAATTATCAGCGAGATTTGGCAATGGGTGGTTCACTTCAAGATGTAAATAATCCATATTACATTGAACAAGAATATTCAGCGAGACCACAAGTGGAATATGATGTACAAGCTTTTGCAAAATCCCCCATGTACAATATGAGTAAAACCAACATAATTAATAGAATAGATGAAATATCAAGTATTTTAAATAAAAATAATTTAATAACAACTGATTTTGAAAATGGTCGCGCAGTTCCTGTCGTAATGACAAATAAACCAAATTTTTCAAGCAGATGGGACACAGAACTAATAAATAAACAATTAGAAGATGAAAACTATATGGGATTAAAAAATCAAGATCCATCTGCCACAAGATTTTGGCAAGATCAAGACATTTTAAATCCTGGTGCACAAACAAGAAAACCAGCAATTAAAAACAAGGAACCATTCGAAAATCATTTTCAGTATTTGGATTGTAACTATAACAGAGTAATGGATCCAAGATTAATTGGTCAGGGTAGTAGAATGGATAACAGAGCAAGAATGGAAAGATAAAAAATAATTATGAGAATAATGGCTTTTGTAAGAATAATGACTTTATAAGAATGTGTATTAAGACATTAAAAATAAATAATAATATTTTATGTAAATGTATAGTATAATGTTAAACTATAGAAATAATGTTGAAAAAAATAAAAATTTAATTAATTATTCAGAATGCAAAAAACTAATCTTCGCACACGACATTATAAAAATTGGTGAAGGATATCAAGGTTCAATTTTCAAAGCGGTTTCAGATAAATGCGGAAGTGTCGTAATAAAACTTTATAGAGATAATAACATCACAAAAAAGTCTGCGGGGTATAATACATATAATAAAATGATGTTAGAATATAAAACATTGTTAAAATTAAAAAAATTAATTGATGACAAAGTTTGTCCAAATTATATTAATATTATTGATTTTATACAAAAAAAACAATATATTGTATTGGAATATGCGGACGGAGACAGTACATATATATTTAAAAATAATGTTTCTTTTGAAATTATGGAATCATTTTTAATTCAAACGCTTGTAGGATTATTATGTTTTCATAAAATCATAAAAATGTGGCACAATGATTTAAAATTGGAAAATATACTATACAAAAAAATAAATAAAAACATTGTGATTAATTACAGTATAAACGATATCAATTATTTAGTTCCAACACACGGATATTTGTTTATGTTAAGTGATTTTGGTATTTCGATGGACATTGATTACGCCACGCACAAAAATAAAGCACTGAGTGAGTTTACTGAGATAGACATATTAAAAAAAAGTATAGATATGATGATAATGACAAAAATTATTAATAAAATAAATACTCTCGAAGATATTAAAATTTTTTTGAGAAAATCAAATTATGAGATGATAGAAGAAATTATGAAAAAAAAAGATAAAATAGAAGAAAGTATTTTTACAAAAAAAATGTTAGAGAACATAAAAAATGAATTTTTTACAATTCCGATTTTTAATGATGAGGAATTAATTAAAACGGGTTTAGGGGATCTAGTAAAAATAAAAAATATACTGTACGACAAAAATACAATTTTGAATATTATAAAAAAATATTTTTCCAAATACGCCGTTAATAACGAATACACTATAAAAGATAATTATTCAGATAACATAGTAACGTTTGTGATAAAATATGATTAGAATGAGATTAATTAATAATTTTATCGTTTGAAATATATTTACTATAATTTTTTTTATTATTCTAAATTATATAAATGAAAAATGCAATTGCAATGCTAATTTTTAATAATGAATATTATATACCAGGCACTATAATATCAGCATTTGTACACAGAAAATATATGGAAAGACTAAATTTAAAATATGATTTGTTAATAATGGTTGATGAAAAAATATACCAATATAAAGACGAACTATTAAAATATTTTGATGTGGTAAAAAAAATCGATTTATTAGAATTAAATTTAAATTATAATGTGCATAAAAAATACTCCAAATGGATGAAATTTTTGATAAACAAATGGCAAATATTAAGGTTTGAAGAATATGATAAAATTTTATTCGTTGATCCAGATTTTTTGCCACTGGATGATAAATTTTATGAAGTGTTTAATTTTAATACTCCTGCAGTCACCACTAACTTAAAATGTGATAAAGGTAGTGAACTTGAAAAAAAGTTTTTTATGAGTGAAAAAGACGTTAAAGAAATAGAAAATATCCCTGCAGAATCATATTATGATGTGGCATTAAAATTAAGTTCAAGTATAAATGCGACTTTGATAATGTTAAGTCCTAACATAAAACTATATAATGAATACATTGATTTTATAAAAAAAGCAGAAAAGAAGGGTTATAAATCAAATTGGTTTTCGGCAGTTGATGAAACATCATTGTTATTGTTTTTGAGGTATTACAAAAATGTTCCTATATATTGTATATCGAAAGAATATTCGATAGCTCCGTGGGATGATAAAGATTATGACATCAATAAAATTTATGGTTTGAATTATGTTTCATTAATAAAGCCATGGTTAAGATTGCCAATGCTACAATGGGGAGAAGAAAATATTTGGCATATAGTCGGAAAGAAAGCATTAAAGAAATCCGAAATAATAACTGAAATATACATTAATGGATTAATTGATAATTTATATTTTTTTGTGGATAATTATAAAACTTTTAATAAAAAGTCCGGATACAACTTGGAAGCATTGCAAAAATATAAAAATAAACTGTATCCGTTGATCAATTACATTAAAAAATATAAAAATTTAAAATATGGAAATAGTGAAAATACTGAAAAAATAAAAAAAATAATGGACGATTCTAAACAAATACATTCTTTTATGAATAATAAATCTATCATCAGTTATGATAAACTTCTTAATTTAATAGTGTAAACTAATATTTAATGACGTTTATGGTTATTTTTGACAATATTTTTACCCATTATTTTTACATCATAGATTTTTAAATTTTTTTTTGTATAGTACAACGCACTAATACAGTCGACTATTCCATAAAAATAATTTTTGATTAGTTCCACATTTTCAGGAGAAAACCATTCAGTATTAGTTTTTTCTAAGTCGTCCATCACTTCGTAAAATCTTTTTGATACATATATTTTTTTATAATCATTTGAGGGTATTTCATACGTCAATTTGTCTAACTGATTAAACATGTCTTCAGTTGTCATGTTTGGTAAATAATATTTTCCAAGAATATATTTTAAATATTTGAAACTTTCGTTAGGTTTTTCAATTAATAGTTCTTTTTTATAGTGGTATAGAAAGAAATATACATTATATTTAAATAATATAGCCATTTTAGTGTCCGAAGCATTATCTAATGATTTGTTATGAATTAAATATTTATTTAAAAAAATTTCATCAACTCCATAACCAAACGGTTTGACACGTTTACCATAAATTCCAGTGTCTGTTATATTATGGGCATCACGTATAAAATCGATAATAATATTTTTATTAAATTTTTTATTAAAAAGTCCAAAACAACCACAAAAATAATGGGGTTCTTCCTTCATTATCAATAAATTATTCGAGGTTGCCATTCCTATAATTTCTTTGCTAATTGATTCATAATTCATCAGTTTTTCCAATCTAATTAAGTCTTCATCATTTAAATCAATATCGACTGTAATAACATTTAATGCATCATTATTTTCAAAATCGAACAAAGGAAATAATCTTACAAGTGAACCAAATACGTCAAAATGATAATTATTTTTAACGTAGTCTGTACATTTAAATAAAATTATATGTATTTTGTTTGAATTTTTTAACATATTGTATATAACTGTATCATTTTTGATATGTACATCTATAAAAATACGCAATACATATTTTGATTGAGTTTCCAGCAAAGCAATTAATTTTTTAATTTTTGTGGTGTATATGGAAAAATTTTTATAATGGTTTTCCATTTTAAAAAAACACGCGGATAATATATTGTACTTTTTATTTTTATCATAAGCAGTCAATGTATCAAATTCACAAATTTCGTTTTTAAGATATGCCATTTATATATTATAGCAATTTAATTTTTCGCATACTCAATTAATATGTAAAAAATCCTCGTATCATATAAAAAATATTTTCTTATAGCATAAATAAATTATTAACTTAATGCATTGATAAATGTGACTTATTTAGTTAAGACTACATAAATTTTTGCAGCCGTTATAATTTAATATTGTCGAATCATTTGGAGCATTTGGATTAAAAAGACAGACTTTATGAATATTCGTTTTAGTATTTTTCCAGCTTTTAGTATTTTTGTAATCTGTGTCTGGATTCACACTACACACCATACATTCAGGATATTTTTTTTTAAAGTTAGGATCATTCGACAAATGAGTTTCATAATCTTTATAACATATTGTATCTTTTGAAATATTATAATCAGCCGGTTTTATCACCACATCGCCAGGTTTATATAAATTTTTGTATCCATTCGCTTTTGTGAGAAGATCGTTCCATTCTTGTTGCGTTGAAACTAACGTTTTGCCGTTAAAATCACTTTCCGGTAATCTTATATCAACAAAATCATCGTTTATAAAACTAACTTCATTATTTAATGACGAGTCATCTATTCTATAAAAATTATTTGCTAAATATAATGCTCGTGCTTGTTTTCTCATAGATTCTTCCAAAGTCTCTTTAGACATTTTTAATGCATTGTTTGTACTTTTAAATTCTTGTAATTGCTGTTCTATAGTCAAAGTTTGCGCTGTTTCACTCGGAGTAGTACCCAAAACTAAATTACCTCCAACAGTAAGACCACTTGGTACAATTTCTTGAGCAGTAGTAACACTGGCAGCTTCTGCCGTAGAGTTAACTGCGGAAGAATTGGCTACAGCAGACGCACTTTGAAAGTTTTCCTTATAATTTGAAAAATTGTCTTTATAGTTAATTGACATGAATTGTATAACTAAATATATAGCCAAAATAAATATAACTATATAGAAGAAATAATCTATACAAAATTCAGGGTCATTCGAGCCGACATTAACAATCGTATATTTTTTGTTCATTATATAAGAAATCAATATAAAAATATTCTACAATAATTTTTAAATATTCATATAAAATAATAAATCAATATTTTTTTTTTATGTATATATAAATATATAAATAATATGAGTTATCCCACTCAAGGTGCATCAAATAGACAAATTTATGATTGCTGTGCTTATGCGCAGTCATTGCAACAATCTGTTGATCCTTTACAATATCAATTATATTTTGGAGCCCAAGAAAACTGCTCTAAATGTATCGATAAACGAGCATGGTTCAGACAAGACAGAGAAATTGTTGATATAGAATCCGATTTATGGAATATTAACAGACCATTATCAAAATGTGACCAATATAAATATAATCCTAACTGCCAAACTAGTCCTATGTGCACTAGTACTTTTGACCCAAGTGTTCCTAAAATTTTATCTCCAAGTTTATGCCCCATTGTTTACAACAATATTGCAAAACAAGACACTCCTGGATATAACGTTCCTGATGCCAATGTATGCGGTTCAAGAACTGGAGGCAACTGGACTGAAGCTGATTCTGTTAACACTTATCAAGCCTATGACAGAAACAACAAACAAGTATTAAACAACTCCAGACAAAATGAAGATGTTTATTTATTCTTAAACTCCTGCAATCAAAAACCATTATACAACGGATCAATGGAAAAAGTTAAACCCTTCTTCGTAAACACTTACAATTCCGCTCCCGTAGAAATGGATCCCAGATTTAGATCTATGCAAACCAAAGGCAGAATGGCCGAACCAGAAATGGCTCATATGCACGCAGAATCAGAACACTAAATTTTAAAATAGCAAAAACCGCAAAAACAGTAAATACAGTGAATAAATTGTGTCTATAACATATTTTATAATCTAGTTAAATCTAATTAACTTTTTATTAGTTTTAATTTTTTTGTTCGGATGATAAAAGCGAACATTTATACATTTTAATGATTGATGAATGAATTGGCGTAAAAATTGGTTCTAACAATAAATTTTTATTTATGTACAAATTACAAATAGTATTGTCAATTTTTGCTAGAATTCTTATTAAATATAATAGTAAACCAATTATACTATGAAAAGTAGATAAATTTGTTGCATAATTACGAAATTCAATTAATAACTCAGATGCATTAACGTAGTCAGTATTTAAAATTTCAATTTCGTCGCTAGTGATATTAGATTTGTAATCATAAGACAATATGTATTGAGTTTCCATTTCTCGAAATGATGATATAGATATATCGTCTGATATTTCTGACAATACATACAAATTACCAATGTGTATATTTTCACAAAATGACGAAAATTTTAATTGATGAACTACGTCTTGAGTAACAAGCAAATTAATTACATTATAATGTTGTGTCTCTCCATATTTTGTGAATATTCCTACGTCATACGATTTATTTATAATTGGCAAAAAATAATCACAAATTTTTGTAAATAAAAAATTTATTAACAATGACGTAAGGTCACTTTTATCAACCAATTTATTTTTAAAATCTAAAATTTGCGTTTCATATTTATTTTCTAAACTAATTTTTAACAAACTGGTTAAATATTTATTTAAAAGATTTTTACTGTACTCAATGTTATTATAAATCGGTTGTGTATTTACGCAAAAATCTAGTTCTTTTATTAAAATTTGTGCACCTATCGGATTAAATGTTATACCCAAATTTGTGTAACATGCTGATAAATATTGAGTAATACCGCCTGCCAACGAATGACCTGTAATAATCAAATCGGTTATAGGATTTCTTTGGACAGAGCTGATTATTACATAACACATATCAATAATAGCTTTAGAATATTTGAGTCCATTGTCTAAATAATTATTATTGATGTACATTGTTAATAATTCCGCAAATTGTAAGATTTTATCGCTACATTTATTTTGCAATATGGCATGAATTATTTTTTGAGTAGTAATTTCTGATGTATCAAAGTCAAATATTTTTTTTATATAATCACTTGTAATCATGCCTAAATATTGAGCAGTGGGTATTATCATAATTAACCAATTAATATTTTTAATTATTTCGTTAATATTT